ATACTCAGCAGCTGATAATGTCTTAACAGCAGAAGCCGGCATATACCTTTCACCAGTGGCTAATGGTCCTTGAGGAGAGGGTATACCACTTCGGGTCCGCCATTTCCCCGAAGACCATTTGCTTAGGCTCTTTTGCGTAGGCTTCTTTGCCATTAGTCTCTGTAGCCTCCACCCTTTGCTTTATATTGCTTAGCAAGCATTTGAGCTTTACGAGCCGACCATTGGCCCGGTCTACCGCCTTTATTACTTGCTTTAATGCGGTTAAACAAGTTCTTTCGCATGGTCGGTTTTGTATAATTTCCTGCTGCATTAACTGCCATCTATTCATACCCCTGTCCTTTTAATCTACGGATCTCAGCCTCTAGTTCTTCAATACGGCGAGCCCTCATCAGCGCTTTACTACGCCATTGATTACGAGATTTGATTAGCTCTTCAGCATATTTCTCATCTACCATTTTACTTTATGCGACCAATACTTTGCAGATAGCGGACCTGCTGGTGCACCTTGCGCATTATGACGAGCATAGTAGGATTTCTTACGGGCTTTATCTTTAGCAGACTGAGGGTTTTTACCTGCGCCTGTTACACCTTGCTGACCAAACCGAATTAGCTTTTCTTTACCGCCTGACCTTGCAAGGACGGCGTGTGATTTGGTCTTATGACCTGGTGTGCGCTTTGGTTTATTATATCCGGAGAATCTTTCTCCTGCTTTTTCAACTGACATAAATTTTCTCCATCTCCCCAATGTACTACCGGGTTTTTATAATATTTACTTTTTTGTTTACATTTTATTTTCATGGCCCATCCAGATACCGAATACCCCTGTCATGACACCCATAACAACAGATACAAAAGCAGACTGTGCACCAGTCGGCGCATCAAGTGCCATGAACCATTCAGCACATCGCCAGGACATAAGGGTAGATATAAGCATCATAAACCGCGGAAGTATCTTCCATTTAAGAAATGTTTCTACTGACATTCTATTCTCTCTAAGCGAGCGAGGGACAGCACTACCTGTTTCCCTCGATCTGACACCTGCCCGACAGCGGCCATATATAACATCCTAAGGTAGCGAATCTTTGCACGAATGACATAACTTCGGTGGTGATCTAAATAAAGTGGCGGATTTATCCCCTACCTCCGCCGGGGTAGTGAGGACACGGGAACTCTAAAGCCACTGTGTATTCTCTTGAGTATCACCAGAAAACTTCTGGGACCAAGGAACTTTATTCACAGTTAGCTTATCATAGTGTGTACGCAATGTTTCAAGAGCAATAGCTGTCGCCATAACAGTATCATCATGACACCCGGCTGCAGCTTCGGTCTTACCTGAATTAGTACTAATATAATCTTTCAGTTCTTGAATCATTACTTTGGAGGCAATCCATATATCATCATTCTCAATAGCATTCTTTAAGTTACCAATGATATGTGGTTTAGTTACCTGAGTTGTCCTAAATCCAGGTACTTGCCCTTCTTCCTTCGATATGGAAGAAATCTTAGTTTGTTTATATAAATTAATGTAATTCATCTGGGTCAATCGAGATAACGTGGCGACGCCCATAGAATTACTTTCAACAGTTAATAGTGCATTATTATAGTATCTACCTAGATAAAACAGAAGATCACCAAACTTACTAGGATCCAAGTGGTTGTCTCTAAACAAACCAACTACTTTTCTATTTATATCTAAGACTACTGCTGTTGAATAATCTTGACCCACCCCAAGTGCAACATCTGCAGCAACAATATAATTACTATCCCAATCAGGGTAGTCCCATATATGTAGCTTACCTTCACTAGAAGGTTCCCATGTTGACGAAGCATAGTCAAAGTTCATCTTCTTATCAGGTTCGATAGGGATCAGCTTAGCTGTTTTCTCTGGATCAAACACAGAAGAGCCTGCTGTAATAAACGCTTCATCGGGAGACGCTGGGTATTCCTGGCGGAATTTTAATTCCCCACCTTCAGCAATCTTCAACCGACGCCAGTAGAGTTGACCATCATTTAGATCGTACTGTTCTACTAGTAGATCCTCTTCCAAGGATCGTTCAAAACCTTCCGGTGGTTCTCTCCAGTATTCGGGAGTCCGAAACCACGGAAGAAATAACGGAAGGTAATCATTCTCACCTTCTACAGCACCCTTCCACAATCTATAGAATTCACCCTTAGCACCATTAGCTGTTGACTCAATAATAACCTCTGTGCCTGGAGCCTCAGAGATACCCTGAAACAAACCCGCCAATATCTTCTCATCATGCGTCCAGAAAGCGACCTCTGAGAGATGTGCAATAGTTGGTGTAGTTCCACGTCCTGCTTCCGGAGATCCGGCTGTATATAGTCTATAAGAGCCAACAGGCCTTTCACCCGAAGCATCTTTAGGAAAATGAGGTGCTGATATAACAATTTCTTTAGCATTTGATTTAACCTCATTAGGTCTATACTCAGGATTCATATTCTTAATGATATTCCTGCTCATAGTAAACAGGGCATCTGAAGTCGCACTATCATGCGCCATAACAACAGAACGTGCATGTGGTGTGAAGTAAGTTTTCCAAAATACTCTACCAGCACAGTAAGTTGATATACCCTGTTGCCGAGCCTTAAGGATAATAGCGCGAACCTTCCCGGTTTCAGCAAGCTGTTTATCCAGCGCTTTGTTAATATCTTCCTGACATGTATTAAAGGTGAAATCAACAAAACCAGCCCTAGCATCTTTTGTAATAATCTTAATATTGTCTTTAGCAAAGCTGTTGAAGTCATTTTCATAGTCAGCTAGCTTAGTACGCTTTTGTTTCTCTTTGAGTAACTTAAGCAACTCCTTCTTATCTGTCATTGTAGTAGTCCTCACTAACTTTACTTTAAGGGGACATTTAAATTATTTATTATGAGCGTAGCGAGCTTTAAATGTCTCCTTAAAGAGGGGGAGGATATCTATACTATATATATATTATAAAGTATACTATAAGATACTACATATAGTTTATAGCACCCTAAGCTAGAAGATAGGGATGTTAATAGAGGTTAAGAGTTGGTAAGAGTGGTCTAAGGATAGGTTAATTTAAACCTAATATATATATATACCCCCTATATAATTCCTAACCCCCTACTAATATCTCACAGTATCTCACACTTACCTACCCCACTTTACACTATCTCACAGTATCTCACACTTACACTTACATTTACTTGGAGTACCTCACCCTATATCTACTTAGAGTGACCTTAGGGCTATCTCCCAGCACACTCTCAACACACTCACAGTATCTCACACACTCTTCAAGAAGCTAACGCTTCTTTTCCTATAGTATCTATCAAACAGAAAGCGAGTCCTATGTTACCATTCACTATTCTCTTTGTTTCCTCTGCCACTTTCATTATCTGGTGGTCCATCTCAACTGCAAAGGTTATGCTCAATGACTGAATATGTTTACCATGTGTATCCCGATGGCACTGTAAAAATCATCTGGCGCCGTTAACACACTCTGAGAGGAAGCTAACGCTTCCTTTCCAATAGTATCAAAGCGACAGCTTAACGACCTGTGCTACTAGAGTTTACTCTGAGTCAAACAGTTATCTATAAATCATCTTCAAACTTTTCTAAAAGGAATAATAATATGCAAAACTTTCAGCCACGTAATTACCGCATCGACAATGTTGAACTCAACTATGCAAAGCTTGATGCACCTGTTTCACCATTCGGCACTCCGCAATATGAGCTACAAATCGCCACTACAGATAAAACTGTAGCCGATGAATGGAAAGCTAATCATCTTCCTGTTAAACTCGACATTGACCGCGAAACCAAAAAGCCTAAAGTTCCAGAGAAATATATTGTCTCTCTGAAGCGTAAAGCCTTAAAAGCTGATGGTTCCGATAACGGTGCACCTGACGTTGTTGAAGCCGATGCTACACCAATGTCTGCATCACGCATCAAGAAACTCGGCAACGGTTCAATCGGCAACGTATTCGTCTACCAGATGTACTACGAAGTCGCTGGCCGTAGCGGTATTAGCAGCTCACTAACCTCAATTCAAGTTGCTAAATACGACGAATACAAAGGTTCCGCAACATTCGAACCTATCGCAAATCTCGATTCAGATTCAGCACCTGCTGCATTTGCACCGATCTCGAATGAACCTGCAGCTTCAACTGCTAACCCATTCTAAACACTCACAGTCCGCTGTCTCTCTCCCTGGCAGCGGACTGGTTTACTGTGAACCTACATCCGACACCTTGATCGAAGGCTAACGCCTTCTTTCCCAAGCAACATACGTTTATTTGTATGCTCTGCTTTATTTATACTTCCTGAGTACGAAGATAAACTGCTCACCTCATTCTAATTTGCGCGCACCGAGCTAGCTACGCAAATGTTGTCAGAGTCAGACTCGAACCCGATAGCTCGCGAGACATCAACGTCTCGACACATGAAAGGGAACCTTCCTAAGCATGAAGCAAAACTGCTTACCTTATTCAACTTCGAAGCCGGCATTGCGAGTGTCGGTGTACAGCTCAAACTGTGCAGCAGCGCCGGTGTAAATGCGCTTCGCCCGATCCTAATACTAATAGCGCTATAGCGTCGCAGCACATTTTTCTCCTTCTGTGCTCCGCT